ACATCATTGATGGCGACCTGTATGCCATCAACCACAACGGCCAGTTGCGCGTGAAACAGCTTTATCGCTTGCCCACCGGCATTCGCCTGCGCAGCTTCAATCGCGATGAACACCCGGACGAGGACTACACCTTCCAGGAAGTCCAGGAAGAGCAAATCGTCATCCTCGGTCACGTTTTCTGGTGGGGCATGTACGCCCGTTAACCCCGCCGCTGTCCGATAAACCCGCCGAGAGCGGGTTTTTTTTCGCCTGCCAAAAACCGTCAGCGCCTTTGTTTGCGGGGTATTCATGCGTCAATGCATTTGTCGCGCATAAATAAATGCGTTTATGCATTGACTGTATATGCATACATGCATATTCTTTGTCTCAAGCCGCTCAACAAAGCAGCTCGAAACGAAGCTCTTTAGGTCCACCACAAAGGCAGCGATGAACCGGCCTCAACGGTTCAGAGGGTTGGCAACTGACCCGGGTGTGCAGCGTAAAGCACCAGAAGCAGTTATCCGGCGGGCAGGGACCGCGGTCGGAAAAACAATCTGAATGGACTCGTACCGCGCCAGTAGCGCCGAAAAGTCAACGCGAAGGACCGCATTACTGAAAAGCCCGGAACGCTCCGGGCTTTTTGGAATGCCTACCTACCCTCAGGCACACCCACCCTCGTCTGGGCATCGGCAGAGCAACAGGAAGGATCCGGCAGAAATAAAAAGGCATTGCAGATGTTGAAAGAATGCAGATGTGGACATTGCAAGAGACTGCTCGCCCGAGTGGGTGAGTGCACCGAACTCCAGATCAAGTGCTCGCGATGCGGGACGCTGAATCATGTGAAGGCCACGAGCCTCGAGCGATCGCCTTTGAGCGACATAAGCGCTGCATCCGCCGCGCAAACAACTCATTAACTCAATAGGTGAACCATGAACCGTTTAAAAAAGTACGTTACCCCGTTGTTGCTTTCCATTGCGCTGCTTGGCGCTGGGGGCAATGTTGTTGCCGCCAACCTTTTGGTCAACGGCAGCTTTGAACAGCCTGGCTGCAGCGGTAGCTGCATTCTGGATACCGCGGCGAAAACCGGTTTCATCACAGGCTGGACGACGTTTCTGTCCGGTGCCGAGTATTTCAACATGCCGGCCTCGATTGGTGGCTCTGTCGCCGCGGACGGCGTGGTCATTGTCGACCTGGCCAACTACGTCTATGGCAACGGTGGCGGGATTCAACAGAACTTCGCCACCACGGTTGGCGCCAAGTACCGATTGACCTTCAGTGCAGGTAATTCGCGGTTTGCCAGTCGCTCCGGCGACGGCGTCATCCAGGTGAAAGTGGCCGGGCAGGCCGCCACATTCAACACCCCGGCTGCCAAAGGCGTCACGGTCGAGTGGAGCACCATCACTTACGACTTCACAGCGACTACGCCGCAAACGACGTTGGCTTTTTTCAACGAACAGAACCCGTACAACAACTTCGCTTTTATCGACAACGTGATTGTTGAACGTCTGTAAACCCTTCAAGCCTGACCTCGCGAGGGTTGCTTCCAGACAAGCAGCCCGATTCTTTATCAATCACCTCCAGGGGACGTGACATGACAAACGAGCAACAAGCGTTGCTGGACATGCCGATCTGGCTCGTCATCGTCATCGTCCTTGCCCTGGTGGGCGGGGTGTCCGGCGAAATGTGGCGCGCGGACAAGGAGGGCGCCCGCGGCTGGTCGTTGCTGCGGCGACTTGCCCTGCGTTCCGGGGCCTGCGTGGTGTGCGGGGTCTCGGCCATCATGCTGCTGTACGCCGCCGGCATGTCGATCTGGGCCGCTTGCGCATTTGGCTGCTTGACGGCGATGGCCGGGGCGGACGTCGCCATCGGTCTCTACGAGCGCTGGGCGGCCAAGCGAATTGGCGTTTGCGAAGTGCCGCCGCGCGATTCTCGCCCTGATCAACAGTGAGGCGACGTCGCTGCCCCTCACATTGAAATCTGACAGGAGGCCATTAATGCCGGTCGTCATCGAAAAACCGTCACAGCTGTTTTCCGCGATTGCAGAGGCATTGCGCATCGCCGTTCCCGGTTTGAATGTCGGGAGTCATCAAGATTTCGACAGCGCAGGCAATCTGGCCTGGGTTCTGATTGCACTCGAACACGATGCGCCGGGCAGGCGTGCCAATGACGGGCGCATCGCTCATCTACTGACGGTTTCGTTGCAAATCGTGTTGCCCACTTCCGGCCTGGCGGCCTGCGATCTGGGCAGCGAGTTGAAAAACCTGGTCACCGATAACCGCTGGAAATTGCCCGGCGATCAATGCGATGTGCCGATGAACATCGATGGCATTGCGTCCACGTTCATCAGCGGCTCCAGGGAATACAACGCCTGGACCGTTTCATTTACCCAGAACTTGTACCTCGGGCCGTTGCTGTTGGATGACCCCTTGGGCACGCCTAAATTTGCCTGCACGTGGGAGGTGTCGAACATCGACGATCCGGACCAATACCAGGCGCTTGAGGGGTAATCCATGTTCGATGCACTTATCAGCCAACACCTGGGCCCGATCATCGAGCATCTGGCCCAGATGGAAACCGAGATTGAAGACCTGCACCGGCGCACCGACAGCCTCTGCCGCATTGGCGTGTGCGAGGAAGTCGATGCGAGCAGCAACACGTGCAGGGTCCGCCATGGTGAATTGCTGACGCCGGCCATCCGGTTTTTCAACCCGAGTGCCGGAGCACAAAGCGAGTCGCGTATTCCCTCCATCGGTGAACAGTGTGTGTTGTTGAACCATGGCGGGGGTGAAAGCAGCGGTCAGTCCGTTGCGTTGTTCGGCCTCAATGGTGGTCAGTTTCCGCCGGCCTCAACGATGGCTTCGATGACGCGTCGCCGCTATCAGGACGGCACGGAAAGTGGCTACGACGACGCCAGTCATGCCCTGCGCTGGCAAAACGGCCCGGCAACATTCATAGGCACTCGCGAATCGCTCGAGCTGAGCATCGGCCCGACCCGATTGGTCATGACGCCTGAGGCGATCCAACTGCAACTGGGCGCGACCGGTTTACTGCTCGACGCATCCGGTGTGCACCTGAGCGGCCTCGTAGTAGATCACCAGGGGCGAGTCATTAGCACTGCATAAAGAGTTCTCCATGATCGGAATCGATAGAAACACTGGCGTAACGGTCGACGACTGGCTGCAGTTTGTACAGCGCGCAACCCGGGCGCTGACCACCCCCTTGGGCACGCGTCAGAAGCGCCCTTTGTACGGCTCCCTGATCCCGGACCTGCTGGGCCAGAACCTCGGCGACGACATGCTGATGCTTGCCCAGAGCCACGCGGCGCAGGCGTTTTACAACGAGCAGAACGGCATTGGTGATTTCCAGCCTCAGGTCATTGTTGCCAGCCGACACGGGGCAGGGCTGCTGCTGCGTTTCGCCGGCATCTGGAAAAACCGTAATCAGACATTCGAGGTGGTGACATGAGTATGTTGATACCCGGGCAGAACCAGTTGGCCGAACCTTCGATCGTCACCGTCGAGGCGTTCGAGGACCTGCTCGCGGAGTTCAAGACGTTTGTCGTCGAGTACGTCGCAGCCCGCTCTCCCGAGCGTGCGGCAAAACTCAAAGTCAGCCTCGACAACGAAAGCGAGTTGCTGACCCTGGCCCTTGAAGCCTTTTGTGTGCGTCTGCAAATCCACGAACGCAAGTACAACGCCCGCATCAAGCAGATGCTGGCGTGGTGGGCGACGGGTAGCAATCTCGATGCGCGACTGGCGGACATGGGCCTTGAAAGACAATTGCTTGACCCGGGCGACCCGGCGGCATTCCCGCCCGTGGCCCCGGTTTATGAAAGCGACGATGACGCCCGGTTGCGTTATTACCTGGCGCCCCATGCACCGGCCGCCGGGTCGCGCATGCAATACCGTCGTGAGGTGTTCACCCTCGGTGAGCGACCCGCCGTGAAGGTGGAAACCGCCGCTGCGGGCGTGGTGACGGTCACCTACACGTTCGACCCGGACGACTACGCGGCGCAGGTCAAGGACGGCAACGGACGCCGCATCGCTCCTGGCGAGGTGATGGTTACTGTGCTTTCCCGGGAAGGTGATGGCACGCCATCCGAAGCGTTGCTTGACGGTGTTCGCCAGCATTTCGCCCGGCCTGATGTGCGCCCCGAAACGGACCTTGTCACGGTGCAGGGGGCGCACATCAAGACCTACAAAATCCGGGTTGTGGCGAAGATCAACGCCGGTCCTGATTCGGGGCTGACCCAGATTGCCGCGCAACAGCAGTTGCAGACGTATGCCGATGCCTGTCATCGACTTGAAGGGCGGGTGGATCCGAGCTGGATCGACTACACGTTGCACAGTGCTGGCGCGGTTCAGCTTGAGATTCTCGAGCCGGTCGAGCCGATTGTGACAACCGCCTCTGAAGCACCTTATTGCACGGGCGTCGAGGTCGAGGTGAATACGTTATGAGTGATGACACGCCTCGTCCGAGCCTGTTGCCTGCCAACAGCTCTCCCTTGGAAAAAGCCCTCGATCTTGGCTTTGGCACATTGCTTGATCGCATCGCACCACCGTTTCCAGAGTTGATGGAGCCATCCTCGACGCCTTTCGCATTCCTTCCGTATCTCGCGCTGGATCGCGGAGTCGGCGAGTGGGACGCCGACGCCAGCGAATCAGAAAAGCGTCTGACGGTCGCACTTTCCTGGCAAATCCAGCGCCTGGCCGGCACTGACAAAGCGTTGAGTCACGCCGTTGAATCCATGGGGTTTACGCCCTACATCTCGCCCTGGTACCAGCAGCGACCGCGCGGCAATCCCTATACCTTCGACGTACAGGCGACTATCGGGCGTAGTTGGTCGAGCGGCGATCACAAGCGCTTGATACGCCGCATCAATGCGGCCAAAAGCGAGCGCGACGAAGCAACCATCACCATCGTGCATGAGACCCGCGGTGGCCTGCGGATCACTGCCGCGGCCGATCCTGTGCTGACTATCCGCGACGACGGCCAGCCAGCCGCATTGCCCGACGTAAAACTCAGCAGCTTGCTGGTGTTGAGCAGTGCGATGTGGGTACCGCTTTCAGTTGGCGAGTTTCCTCTTCGCGCCGTATTGCCCGGTCAGGGTTAAGGGCCGGACTTACCGGCGTCGGGGTTTCCTGGCGCTACACCATTAACGAACTACGACCACAAGGCACTGCCATGACAGATGAAATTACGCGCTTGGTTCGCTTCACTTCCGCCGGTCTGGCAGAAGTGTTACAGGCAAAAAACCAAGGCTTGAAAGGAGAAATTACCCATATCGGGGCCGGCACGGCTCGCTATGACCCGAATGGCTCGGAAACGGCCCTTCGTGATGAACGCCAACGGGTGGCAATTGTTGATTATGAGGACCTGGGTATCGGGGAACTCAGGATGGGCGCGCTGTTCAGTGGCCCCGACGAATACGAAATTGGAGAGTTTGGTTTCTACCTTGCCAGCGGCACTTTGCTGGCGGTTTATTCCGTTGCCGGCAAGTTGCTGACATATAAGGCCGCCGCCGCTCGTGTTCTGCAAAAGTTCACGCTGGATGTTTCGCCGTTGCCAGCGGAAAGCGTAACGGTGATTGTAGGATCGGAAAACCTCAACATCCTATTGAGCGAAGAATTCACAGCGCTCGCCTGTGCTGACATTGACAACATGGCACGCCATGTAGAGTTGCTGCTTCAAGTGATGTCGCTGCAAACCAAGTAATACGACGTGAAGTGTTCACATGGAAAGTATTTGTACCTGAATACTCTGTCGACCTGATTAATTGCAAAGGAATCTGAAACGTGAGTTTAGAAACTACTGTCGCATCGCTGGTGACGGCGGCCAATAACTTGACCACTGTCGTCAATGGAAAAATTGGCAGCATCAACAGCGCCATGGCCACCGCATTGAGCCAATTCAATGAATGGCGGAACCTCAAGGACGTTGAAGGGGACCCGGCAGCACTCGGCACTATTCGCCGTAATTTGCTGCAAGGGTTTGTCACGGGGACGGGAGGTGTGCAGACCGTAGGGTCGCAGGGCGACTTTTTTTCGACCGACCTCGGCATCAGCACCAATGTCTACATGCACTTCAAAGTACCGCTAAACATCAACGTCAATTCGGAAATGTTCTGGTTCAATATCAAGGGCTACAGCTACGGAACTGCAAGGATCATTGAAGAGACGCTGGTTGGCTATTGCTACCAACCCACTCGCACACTGCAAAACGTTTCGACGTTCGGCAATATGACGCCTGCTGTTTATGCCGATACTAATGGCAACATCATTATGCGTATTCTGATTCCGAATATTTACTTCACAACGGTGCGCATCGACACCATGAGAGTGGGTAATGGCCGTTTGTTTAATTTGGGTGATCTAAAAACCAAGTTGTCGCTCGCTGAAACCGTAGCATTTAGTTAAGGAGTTAATAATGTCTGATACACCTGTCATCAGCAATACGGAATTGCCGCTCGCAGTGCCTTTGCCTGAAATCGAATGGGCAGCGGTTCGTACCCGTCGCGATCAGCTTCTGCGTGCGACGGATTTTACCCAACTGCCGGATTATCCAGTCACGGCTGCCCAACTTGCCCAGGTCACCGCTTACCGTAAAGCGCTGCGGGATATTCCTGAGATGGCTGAACACCCTGACAAGTTGGTATGGCCTGAGCTCCCGGCCTTCGTGAAATAAGCCCCGCCGCGAAAGCGGTTTTTTTTCGCCCGCACAACACCCCCATGATGGGGCTTTTGTGTTTTTGCGTCTGGAGAAATTCGCAAATGTCTATCCGTCAAACCTACACCGTCCTCGTCCCGTTCCCCACCGGACGTGGCCACTGGTCGATCACTGGCCAGGAACTCGACCTGCTCGATGTCGAGGCCAGCGCGTTGCGCAGCGCCGGTCGCCTGGAGCTGAAACAGACTGAGTCGACCACAACATCCACCGAGGCCTTGAAGGCCCCCACCAAGAAGGCTGAATAACCATGGCTGAGGTTCTGAACTTCGAGCACAACGGCATTACCGTCAATGCCACTGAATCCCCCGAGGCCATGGGCGGCCTCGGTGACAACGTCATCGGTCTGATCGGCACCGCGCCGAAGGCCGATCCGCTGATTCCGCGCAATGCCCCTTTCCGCATCAACAGCTTCACCACTCAGGCGCTGCTCGATCCGACCGGCACTGAGTCGGGCACGCTGTTCCACGCGGTGTTCCAGATCCTGAAAGTGGTCAAGGTGCCGGTCTACGTGGTCATCGTCGAAGAGGGCGCAACCCCGGCGGACACTCTGAATAACGTGATCGGCGGCGTCGAGCCTCTGACCGGTCGCAAACTGGGCCTGGCCGCACTGAGCGGCGTGCCCGAAGACTTGACCATCATCGGTGCGCCAGGCTTCACCGGCACCAAAGCCGTGGCCAGTGAATTCGCTTCGTTCGGCAAGCGCAT